TAACAAATTTCTTTGCGATTAACTCCGCGTCTAAATCATCTTCATGCTTACGTCCTTTATCCACTGATTGTTTCCACACGTTTACTCCCGCATTAATTGTGGCAATAAGAACAGAGTTAAGATACGTAATAATGAAAAGTTTTCTACCTAAATCCAACTTATTCGATATCGTCTTATCACTTCGGTTATAACTTTCTAATGCGCGGGACACCATAGCAAACTGCTTATTAGTTTCCGACGAGAAAAGAGAAACGGTTCGATTAATCCAGCTTCTATCCCCGAGAATTTCAGAACGATGCTCCATAAAAACGGAGGCTTGTGTTCTACGCATTACAAACTCTGCGCGTTCCGCAACTTTTTCGAAATACGCCTTTCCAGTAAGCTCGGGATGATTAGTGCTAATTTCTTCTTTTGCAGCACGCCAAATCGTTCCCACCATAGGGTGATCGGCCATCTGATAAGCAGTCATAAACTTATCCGTCCAACCAATTTTCTTAGTAAATAAATTCCCAATAGCCCCGACGTTTTTTAATTCGCCCAACTCTCGAGTTATATGCCCTTGCCACCTAGCCGCTAACTGAGGAGACCATTGAGAAATCTCGGAGACTTCAACTTTTGTTGGTGACAAAGTGTAATTTTTTAAAAGAATCTTTGCATCCATTTCAGTCATAGCGGCCAAAACAGAAGTCGGTTGCTTAAGAAGAATACCCGGATTCAACATTAATACGGACGTCTGAATTTTAACAAGAAGGTCCCGAGATAAGGCTTCGAGATTAGACATATCCACGATATTCCCTTCTACTCGTTGTATGTAACGATCAAAAGACTTTAAATACTCAGACCTTCCTTGACGTTCCATTTCTTGTTTAACGCGTGGGTCTTTTAAAACTTCCTTTGCTGCACGTAATGGCTCAGCATAAGAAACATAAGCCCCCGCTAAATGAAGAGACTCGTAAGCCACCTGAAAAGCGTCTTCTAAAATAATAGGCAATTTTGAATTAACCGTAGGTTGCAAGAACCCCATGCCCTCAAGAGCCACTTTACCGAGATAACGTCGAGTTGTCGGAGCTTCCGTTCGAGCCAACTGATTAACTTTAATCCGAAAATAATTCGGTGTCTGCGCCACCTCTAAACCAGTCAATGCTTTAGATGTTTTATTAATCGCGTGTTTCTGAAACCCATTAAAATAAGCATCTAAATTAATTGCCACTTTAAGCATATCAGGACCGGACAAAACAACGTCAGAAACCTTAACCGCATCTTCAGCGGTAACTTTTATAATGTTATCTAGCTTTCCACGAAAAGAAATCCCACCCTCGAGGATATGCCTCGCCCCCTCCTCACGCTGCATAAGAAGATGAAAGGCGAGTGCTTGAGCTTTGGTAAGTTCTACTTTTTGCGGGTCTTTACCGCCTGTAAACTCAAACTCGAGCATATCCAATTTCTTTGGGTTCGGCTCTATATATTGACTCCATGAACTTACGTCTAAACCTTCAACGCCATCACGTAAGAGTTTTTGTCCAACGTCAAGAAAACGAAGATAATCAGTCTTCGCACGATTAAGACCCCCAAAAACCACACTTTGAAAAACCCCTCCATCTTTCCCCTCAACCATCATAAGATTAGTTTCGGCATCCCGAGAATCCAGAGTAAGATAGTTCTTTACCATATCCGCCCGGGAAAGTGAAGTTTCTAAGCCGGACACAACATCCTCTTTGGTGGACTTCTTCACACTTCCTAAAACGATATTATCAACGACCTCTTTTATAACTTTCTCCGTCGAGACATACTTATTCTTCTCAATAATCTTGGTCTTTAATTCATTTAATTTATAGAGATGCTCAATAGCATCATTAATAAGTTGCACTTCTTGTGAGGTCATGTCTCGTAAAGACTTCTTATTTAAAGCCTCCAACTCTTTTATTTTAGCGTCGGGAATAACCGAGTCGGGGTTGTCTTTTAAGTGCTGTGCTAAAGCCTCGAGCTTCATCGCCTTTGGGACAGAGAGCTTCGTCGAACTTAAAGAATCTGCGATTGCGATAATGTCCTTCTGGAATTCTGGACGCGTCTTTGCGATCTCAGACTTTTGAGTGAGTTTCCCAAATCGGGCGATCTGCTCATTTAAGTTTGATTTCTCTTTTAACTGAGCTATTCTCTCTCCAAGCACAGGAAGGACTCGACGAAGCTGTTGAACTGTCTGAATGTTTTTAATACTGGATAGAAACTTTGCTTTATCACTCAAGCCCAAATCTTTCTCATTAATAAAATCTTGCACTTCTTTCTGGATAGCTGTAATCTGAGCTTTGACTTTTGTTACCGGCTGTTTCAACTTAGCCTCGATTTTTACATACTTATCAAACAAAGCATTGACTACCTCCCGGGGCAATTCTTGATTAAGTTTCGTCGGGGGCTCTGTTAAAAAGATTTTCTCCGCCGGAGTAACCCCGACAGTTTCCCGCTGGGGTAGGGCTTCAGCAGCAAGAACTTTAGCTTTCTCGACCAAAGGTAAAGACTCAAAATCTCCGGTCTTTAATATGGCAAGAACACGCTCTGATGCTACGGGTTTACCTTGAGGGTCAACAAAATCTCCGTTTTCATTACGGAAAATCTTGTTTTCTATTAACGCTTTCTCTTGTTCGACAGCAGAAAGAACAGTATCCATACCTTTACTGAAAGCCGCATCAGTCATTTTAGTTGCTTGCTCGTCCGGCACTCCGATACTGCGTAATCTTTCTTGCACCTCGGCTCGTTTCTGCATCGCAAAAGAAATGCCGCCCGTCGCGGGTCCGAGGATAGCGCCCATCGAACCATCCCGAACAGCGAGTCCGATTGCTTCACTAACGGAATCCCAGCCTTTCTTTTGTGAATCGGTTATGCCGGAAACACGCTCGACGGTTTCTGAACCCCCGCGCATAACCGTTAAATCAACCCCGCCAATAAGAGAGGCTTTTGCGATCTGCTCGATTAGAGGCCCGTGCAATTTCAATACCATGCCTAGACCCAGAAACGCAGGGACCCCGGTTGCGACACCCATCGCCCCCGCAATTTTAGTCGCGTCCTCGTAATCTTTCCCCTTAAGACGCGCTTTTGTATAGGTATCAAAAGTGGTAGGCCCAATAAAAGACCCTGCAGCAACAGTAGGCCCCGCAACAAAACCAATTCCAATTAACCCAGCCATTCCCGTTGTGAGTTTAGTGGCATCACTTAAATACTGATCAGTCGTCGACGTAGGTTCTGCACCTTTGCTATGCTCGAGGGCAAGTTTCTCACTCAAGTCTTGCCAACTCAGGCCCATCTTAATAAGAGAAGTCCCGATCAGTTCACGAAAACCTTTACCCGCATGGCCTTTGTCAGAAGCAACTGCTTTAGTGAGATTAGCTTCAAAATCCTTTAGAAAAGGTTCATCTTGAGTAACATTAATCGGAAGCGCCTCTCTACCACGCATAGTGTCCCCAAGATAAATTAAAGCAGACCCGACAGCATGAGGCGTAGAGTCAAAAGCCACTCTAGCGTCAGAGAATCTTCTTTGCCAAAAACTCTTTGGAGCATCTTTCGTAGTAACGATATGCTCAGAGAAAGCATTAACCTCGTCTAAAGGTATGCTTACTGAGGCCGGAGTAGAAGTTTCCGGCACCGCCGGAGTAGGGCTTTTCTGCACTCCTTCAGTAGTTTTCGACCAATCAACTGCAGTATTTAATTCGTCTAAAGAAATAGGCATTATTTTTTCACGGTACCAAATTGTTTGTAGAACTTAACGGTCTGACGATCTTGCTCAGTTCCTTCAATCATCACACGACCATTCTCAAACCCGGTAATTTTTCGGGGCCCGTTCTTTGTGGTAATCATATCCCCGATTTTATACACACTTGAAAAGCCCTGTTTACGAAGACTCGCCCGCATGAAATACTCTTGAGCTTGTTCGGGAGTAAAGGTGCCCTCGACGAGTTTCCCGGCCTTCTTATCAGAAAGGTATTCGTCATAAGCTCTAAACATAATATCGGAATCAACAGTCCCATCGGGCTTCTTCGCAGCTTGAAATATTTTAAATAATGGGGCTCTATCCTCTTTTGGCAACACGTCTTTTGTCGCACCGGGAGTCGCATGAATAAACTTTTCCCACCCACTTTGCTCAAAAGTCTTATTAGTAAGGTCTTTTAACATCACTCCATACGCATCGGAATATAAAGTATTGAAAGTCTTTCCTGAAATATTCTGACGATCCACAAATTCCGAAACTAAACGATCTTGATACTTTTTAAGTTCGTTCAAATAAACGCCATCAGCTAATTGTTTCTGCCCTTCGGATTGTTGAAGAAGGGCTGCGGCTTCCGAACGCAAACTCACGACGGTATCTAAATTATCAGAACTTTTAATATACGCACCGGTGAGTTGTGCAGTACGTAAAGCATCTAGGGTCGTAATACGCCGCTTTAAGTCCTCTTTCTGAGAATCCGATAACTTTGCAGTCGATAATTCATATGTCGTCGCTGAGAGGTCATGCTCAATATCTGCGAAAGATTTGTCCTGATTTCGAATAGCCTCAACATCGTCTACGTTCTGATTAAGGGTTTTGTACGCAGTAGTTATGTCCGCACGAAAACTCTTCGTCTTCAAAGCAGTATTCAGAGTTTCACCAATACGTTTTTGTACCCCCTCACTTGCGTCACCAAAGTGGCCTAGAACCCGCATCTGCTCAAGAGAATCCTCCTGTCCTTTCTCTATACCGGAGGCCACAAATTGAGTCGTCATTGAATCTATCGCGTTCTGCGTAGCTCGCTGTGCGCTCTCAATATTATCGCCTGTTAAGGGAACAATACTAGGTGTCATTTTCTTAAAGTTGGTTACTGCAATTTGATACGCCTCAGGACTCCCAACTTCACTAACTCCCTTAATGGTCCTTTCAATAGAACTAAACCAAGTATTGTACGCCTCTTTATTTCCTAAATTAATTCTAGTCTTAACAGCATCAAGACGAAAAAGCTGTTGATCTTGCTGAATCGCCGTTTGAACAACCTGCTGAGTAGCCCCGCTAGAGTACTGAGAAATAATATTGCTACTAAGTTCAGAACTTCGTTTATTAAGAATCTCTTCTACTTGGTCAGAAGATATATTCGGGTCCGAAAGTATCTTTTGTTTCTCACCCAAGTATGCAACTTGGTAATCAGTTTGAGCCGTCGTAACGTCTAAATCCTGTTGAATCTTCTTTTGTTTCTCTAACTGTTGTGACGCGATATCCATAACTGTCCCCGCCGCCTGAGCTACCGCGTGTGCGATAATCTGTCCACTCTGGTCTTGAGGAGAAGGCAGACCAATTTGTTCTGACGCCAAATTCCCTGCTTGATATGTAGGTATCCTAGGCATATTACATTCTCCCCTCAATATAACCTGTATTACGAATCGCAGTATCTGTTGAGCCAGCCCCGACTTTCCCGCCTCCTCCAGCCTTAGACGCCCCACTCAAAAGGGTGGAAGCACTACCAAGAAAACCCGAGATTAACTGTGCCCGACCATTAGCTTTTGTATTCTGAGCCGACAACATCCCTACCTTAAATTGCGCGGCCCCCGACTTACGTATAGCGTCGATCTCTTGCTGGAACTGAACAAAAGTATCTTCCCCCACCAACCCGGGCGTACCGTCTAAAGTTACACCGCTTGCTAAATATGCCATACGTTGTTCTGCTAAAAATTTACGTTGCTCTACAGTCTTTTGATCTGCAGAACGATTAGCTTCGCTCAAAGCAATGCGGGCCTGTTCTTCTTGTTGCCCCGCAATCTTTTTAGCCTCATTATTTGCAGCGAACCCTTGGTATATCTGAGACCCCGCGCCCACAACGGTAGCGGCAACTAAAACAGCAGTCACTGGATCGTAACACAAATTCGCAGAGGCATACCCTGTATGAAAAGCATTACGCATGAGAATCCCCCACTAAAGACATCATAATATGATCGGAACCGTCATGACCAAAATTTCGTAAAGTCCCTTCGACTTGAAACCCAAGACGCAAAGCAAACTGCACAAACCGTTCTTCCTGACGACAATTTAATTGCACTCGACGATGCCCTCTTAATAACGCTTTTAAGACTTTTTTTAATCTCAATAAAACACCAACAGGTCTCTTAATAAAATGAGTTGTCGGGAAAATAGATACTTCACAAACACCATTCCAAACCCTATGCCAGCCCCCAATTAAAAGAACCGTACCCTCGTCGTCTCGAACAGTCCAAAAAGTATTTGCATCTTCCATATACCTTAACATGGCAACTACCCCACTACTTAAACCCCAGTCTTCAAAACCTCTCCCCGGAAGAATATCTGCAAGGACATAATCAATCGCTTTAAAAGACTCTAGCCTCATTTCTCCCCGATCTCCATAGTGACACTTATCGCATTTAGCATACAAGGGTATGGTTCATCTTGAACATAAATAATTCGTTTATCCGTTGTCCAAGAATCTTCTAACGGTAAAGGGACAGTCCCGGTATAGGGCACCGGAGGACTGTCCGTATCTTGACCAGTATCGGAAGCTAATATCTCTTGAAGATTATAAAGTGAAGTGCCGTACTTCACGCCTATGGTATGGGAGACCACTAAAGAAACAGTACTGATGCTCTTACCAAAAGCAATCGAATTCTGAATCTGTCCAGCAACCACTAAGTTCAACGGGATAACGACACCACGATATTTATACCCCACATGAATCACCGTTGCTTCTCGATCTAAAGTTATACTCCCATTAATAACTTCAACATCTGCGTGAGTGCTACCATCCGCCACCACTGAAACGGTCTCCCCTTCTAAATGCCAAAGACCAGTAACCACATCCGTCAGAACTCCATCATAAGTTAAGGAAGAATCTAAATACACGCAATCCTGTTGTGCAGAAAATAAGGCCGCAAGATAGTTGACGGTATCCCCCTCTTCGTCTTGCCCGCCCGAAAAATAATCGTCTTTACGAACCCCCTCATATGGATCATTTAGATATTGAATATAACGGGTCGTAACTGAATTAATGGTTTGTTCTATAACCGCATAAAGCCGGTCATACCCTGTAGTCTGGGGCTCAACTGCAATGCTAAGGACTTTGGTAGACCCTCCTCCAATGGTGTGTCTATGCCAACCAGAAACGTCCTCTTTCGGCTTAACGGTTAAACTTAAAAGAACACCATCATTTCGAACAGCCCACAATAAGTCGGTCTTCCACCGTTGAATAGCTAATTGTTTAATGCCACTAATCGTTAAATGGGGAGATAAAAATTGACGGTCCGTCGACTTATAATTATCAGAAACTAAATCATAATCAAAACTACGTAATGTGCGACTACCCCGCTGCATATAGAAAATGGATTGGCCATTCTTAACAGGCATAATATCCCCTTGAACCGAAACAGGATCAATCGGACGTATACGGAAATTTGTTGGGGTTATAGCCGCGTCAGTGTTTCCGTCTAAACCAAGAACCCCTCCTTCAGTCCCTAACGCTAAGAATCCACGTAAACCAACAAGCCAAGATATTTGGCCAGACCCATTTGCCGCATTAAATATGATCGCATGATCCGCATCGGTCCCGGTAGTAAAATCGTCGTACCGAGTCGCCCCTGTTGCATCAGGGCCGCGAGATCGCCAACCCCGGTTAGGGTTATCGTCCGACCCAGCAAAATAAATGCACCCTTCATAAAACGCAACTGCCCGAGGATACGTTTCTCGTTGCGCGGTTCCCCCGGCTGTATACGCCCCGTACGTAGAAGTGTTAACAGGCACCCCAGCTAACGTGGTTAAACTGAAGGTATCAACTCCCAATTTAACTACCAAATAAGAGTTACCATTAAGCTGGGTCATACCACCAACGGAAGAAATAAGGATCCGATTACCCGTGGAGTACCCATGCCCGACAGCGGTAATAACGCCGGGGTTCGCTTGAGTTGCTCCGGTAATGGTTTTCGCCGCGGCAATGAAAGGGTCCGTAGTTCTGCTATAAGTAGAGAACGTCCAACTCGTAGCACTTACCCGAGTTAACTTATAAGGTGCAAAGCCTCGGTGAGAAAAATAAGCGATGTTCCCTTCTTGGTCAAACTGAAACTGATCTAAATCAGCAGTGAGATATGGGGAAGCTAAACTATAAACCTTCGTTGCCGTCCCGCCGGAAGAATACGCATGGAACGTAGAAGTATCAACTGCATTTCCAAATATGTCCTTCAACGAAAAAGTGTTTGCATTTATATAAACAACTCGAAAAAACCGACCATTTAATTCAGTCATTCCAACAACCGAAGCAATATAAATCTCATCATCCGTTATGAAGCCATGCCCGGCCGAAGTAATAACCCCCGGGTTCGCTCGGGTTATCCCCGTTATTATTGCGGAAGAACTCTCTACAGTCACCGCAGCATCTTCATAAATCCGTAACTTTGCATTTGTAAACTCAAGTATAAAGACTTGGGAGTCACTAAACTTAAAACGTTCAATCCGCGCTGTTTGTTGAAGATTAGTAGGGTGGACAAAAGTAAACCCGCCCCGGTACTGGACAGGCCCTTGTATTAAGGACAGGAAATTTTCACAACGTTGTAATGAATTCTTATAGAGATCAGAATCAAAACGGCCAAATATTTCTTCCGAGACTTCCCCGCCGGAGAAATTTGAAAGGTAGGAATCAATCATTAACTTACCTCAGGATCGAATTCATAATCACCGGCCACAGTCCGATTTGAAGACAGACTCAACCCAGCATTAACAATTCGGCTACTCTCATATCGTCGCGGGGGTCGCATTTGACTGTCCATTGCTCGAGCAAGCCGTCGGGTCTCAACGAGGTCCTCTTTAACGTCCTTAATTACCGAGGGGCGCGCCGTAAGTTTCTTACCCAACTTCAAGGCTAACTCTTCAGCAAGAAGATTTATAAAAAGAGCTGGGTAAACAGAAATATCAATTTCATCTTTAGTATACCAAACCGGAAGAGAGGTGGCCGAATCATAATTATAAAGAAGATTTCTCCCTTGAAGTTCAAATCGTCTACGACCTAACGGAACTTCAGGGTCGATAATAGCCCGAAGTTTCAAATAGTCATTCGGAAAAACATAATAATCGGTGTAATCAGAAACTGAAGGAGTGCCCCCACGTGGAATCTCCGCACTCTTTAAAGCAAACCCCCAATTATAAGACGACAAAACAGACTGTCTGATTAAATCATACCAACGAGAACATAAAACTTCAGTTTTACTTACAGGAATTGAGATAATGGAGATGGGGGCTTCTTTGATAAGGTCGAGTGCAAGATTACAGATGGCCACATCACTACTTGGTCGGGACATAAAGACTCCGAAGTAAAGGAGCGCACGCAAGCAAGAAACTCGCGTGCGCCCCGTGTGTTAAATACAAAACGCGTCGGCTTACTGATTCTCGATTGTCTCGAGAATAACAGTAACGGTTCCAACTGCGGAAACGTCAGAAACTTGAGTCAAAGCCACATCGTAAGAATCAAACGGAATGTGGCCAATAACATCCGTGGTGACGACTGCAGCCGCCAATTCGGCAAAAGTTGAGATGCCTCGTTTCTCAATGCCTAAAGCCGAAAGACCATCTTTAGCGGCGGCAAAAGCATACCCCGCAGAAAGATCAATGCTGCTCATTAAAGCATCACGATCAACTACAGCACCTAAACTCGGACGATAAAGCCCAAGTTCAACTGCAGTTAACCCTGCCGTCGCATCACACATAACTAAACAACGAACGGGAATTTCGTGAGCGCCCACATTAAATAAGCGCTTAACGTCCCCCGCACCGTCAGAGGCTGCAGTTTCATACGTAATGGTACGAATTTTTCCTTTAACCCCGCCCGCTTCCCGGGCGCGAGCCGGTTTACCCGCTGCTCTTGCTGAATCCACAAATGCGTCTGCCATGTTAATCTCCTTATTGTTAAAACTTTAATTAAACGATTAACTAATCCTTAGTCAGTCGTAGTAACTTTTTGAACAAGAACGCCTTCAGTACGAACAGCACCAAGCGTCCAATTAACCTGAACTTGTTTGGTCTGGACCAAATCACTACGATCTTGAACTACAATCTCGAACTGCTTTGGCATCGCATAACAGAGCCCACGGGAACTCATAGCAATACAGCTACGAACACCAGCAGCTACACTAAGAATAGGGTTCGTTGCATTGGCCGCGAACTTAATTAATTTCAATCCAACAGCTTCTTGAATCCCCCCTTTATCAACGCCATATTGACGAGAATAATCGCCAGACGTTAATTCGAGTTCTTTCATCAAAGCTGTATGTTCATCCCCGGAAATGCAGAAAAGAAAATTCTCGATCATATCATTACCGACATCTGAGTCGATAAAATTCTGCATGATCTCAAGCAATTTTTCATAAGTCAAACCCGCTGTTGCGGTAACCGTCTGGCCGCCGTCATTAGCAAATGTAACAGCGGTGTCAAGGTCTTCGCCGGTATAGACACTGGCCAAGGCCGCTTCAACGCCGATGCGATCATAAACACGAGCCATCGCCATTGAACACGCTTGAGAATATTCTGCTTCTTGATTAATAAGAACTTGAGAAGCATCATCCGCATCAATCGGGAGCGTCAAAGAAAAACGTCTACGTCCGATCTTACGACGAACAACTTTTAAATCCGAGAAGGTAACGCGATTAAAACGACCATTTAATTCTTGAGCTTCGATGGAACCAACTCCATCATACGCAAAAGATTTTCCGGTTAACTGCTTGACAGGGAACACCGGAGCAAAACGGGCCTTCATTTGCTGTGCGGCTAAATGCACTGCAGAAGAAAACTGAATAACTGTGGCTGTTTGAATTTGAGCGGCTGCCATATTAATCTCCTAATGTAACGAACTAAAATTTTTAAATTTCTCTTTATACGCTCCCCGAGGTTCCTCGGACGTGTCGCCATTAGGTAGGCTAACCACGGATGCCTTTCGGCACTCCCCGCTCTAATCTTATTAAATCAAAAATAGAATCGTTGTCCATTTATTTTTAATTTATTTTTTGTGCTGCAGCAATTCTTGTAAACAATTCCGAAACTTTTCTTTTTGCTTCGTCATGTCCCGCTAAACGAAAATCACGGTACTCAGGGCTTCGCATAATTTGTTCAGCTTCAGATTGCCAAGAAGAGATGTCCCCTCCCGCATTTCGATTGTCCCCGGGAGGCGTATCTTCAGATAAATATTTCTTATGAACTCCGTCGAGGATTGTAGTAACTGCAAAGAGGACATCGTTAGGCATATTTTTTAATACTCCCCCAATAGACTCTTTCATTGACGGGTCAACCATCTCAATCATCATCTTCTTTGTACGTTCAATAACAGTTTGTTTATTAGCTCCGTAAGTCTTATCAAGAAGAGCTTCAAACTCTAACTCCTGTTTTTTATTCGCTTCTGCTTGAAGAGTTTCTTGTGCTGCTTTAGACTTCGCTAAAAAAGCATCAATGCCCGCAGTTAACTTGGCCGCTTGTTTTTTACTGATGTCTGCACCATAAAATAATTCTTTTATTGTCTTTATATACTCGTCGGTACGACCATTCGCTTTTGAAAAATCAGTTTCCGGCAAGGCGTATTCGTCCATCGACTTAGGTTTTATAGCTCCTAAGAATTTTGACCATTCTTCGTCGGAAGCATCCTCTTTTGGAATCCCCGCCGGACGCTGACCTAAAAGTTTCTGAAGCCCGTCGTGTTCTTTTATAACATCAACAAAAGTCTTGTCTTTAAAATATGGTTTATCTCGATACTCTGGCGGGAGTGCTTCGGCCATTTTAATATCCGGCGGAGTATACGCTGGCGGAGTTACAGATTTATTATCGACAGTAACAACGATCGGTTCCGGTGAGGCAGGGACATCAACTACATTTGGGTCTGGCATGGTATGTTCTCCTATTTTTCAATTCTACTTCGATACTCCGGTTTAATATGACGTCTTACGTCTAAATAAATTCGTCTCTGAAATTCTTGAGCGATTGACCCTAACGGATTAACTTCATAAGATTGTGCGTCCCCTGAAATTGTACTCCGGTCAAAAAAACAACGATGCGCCAACCAAGTAAAAAAAACAACGCCCGCTTTTGTTTCCAGCATTTGATTGATTGCATCCGCAACAGGGTCTGGGGGAACGACTCGTTTATCTTTATTAACCGCGAGGTCTGCCACTGATAGCTCCTTGTCTCATACTCTGAGCTTGAGCTACTTTCATGCCAACGTCGGACGCCGCTTGTGCTTGGGCGATCTGCAGTTGCTGTTGTTGCATTTGGGCTCGAGCTTCTCGTACTTTCTTTATCGTTTCGGTATCTTCTAATATGCTCTCGTCTACACCAGAAAGCTCACTAAGTTTCTTAAGAGTTCGGTCGGGGCTGAAGTTATCAACAATTTCAGGAAAGGCAGGAGCCGCACCCATTGAGATATCCAATAACTGAACAACTCCTTGAAATTCTTCAGTTCGCATGATGCGGCTTGCGGGTGAGATATATTTTATGTTATAAACTTTCTGTCCGCGTTGCATGGCGTTAACAACATCCGCCGGGATATATAAGGGGACCAATCCAGCTTGTAAAATCTTACGCTCTGCTTCGCTTCCTCGAACAACCCCCATTAAACCGTCTTCTAACAACATATTAAACGTGGTACTGACCAAACGACTAAAACATTCAGTCTCTTGTCGTTTAAATAAAGAACTTAACCCCTCCCCACGAATACGATCACGAATATTAGCCTCCCCCAAAGTCATTTTCGTTTCGTTATTCAAATCAAGAAGACGGTCGATATAGAACGCTTGGGATATATCTTTTGTTAACGATTCCGCGATAGGGTATATGTCTTGCAAGTTTCCAACGTCATAAAGAATACCGACAGGAGACCGCTCTCCTATACCCGACATATTGAAAATATTTAATGCGTCGGGAGAAGTATCCAGAGTGTCACTGCCTAAAGCCCCATTGTCTAACATATACAAAGGGGGCCTTAATTTCTTTTCCCCGGTACGTTGTAATAATTCCCAGACGACATTTAATCGTATGATGGCAGGCATAGCCGCCATGGCCGCTGACCGCCCCTGTTTTTCCCCGAGAGCTTTTTGGAAGCGGGAAACAATAATTGGCATGTTCAAATACCCGCTCTCTCGAAGAATTTTCTCGGTATCAAATTCAAAATGTAAAGACAGGAAAGGATATTCTTTATTGGTCTTCGGACGAAGAGGCGCGTTCGCCCTTGGTTCAACAACATGGACAATCTTAAAAAGAGTCTTTATATCATTATTTTTATAAGCCTCTTTGACTTTAGACGAAACATTTTCAATACCAAATTCTTGAACCACCTGACGAGCTTTCAATTCGTCTAAAACAAAAACCGTATCTACGAAACCATCTTTATCCTCGTCAATTAGAAAATATTTCACATTGACCGCCGAGATACGCAACGGGTCTGTCAAGTCCCCGGTCTTCTTAGCACGTAAACCAGAAATACCAAAAGCCCCTTGATCTAGCATATATTCCTGAACAGCAACAGCAGTACCGGTTTCCGGCGCGTCCATGATATCGGTATAAACTTCAGTAACCGCTTCAAAATATTTTTTATTCTCTTCAGTGTCAGGAATATTTCGTGGACGCTCAAGACGAATAGAGCGGGCCCCGTTCGGCCAAAGATTGCCAACTAAAGCTGACGCCATCGCAATATTCGCGTTTGGTGCCGCAGAAGAATAAAGTTGTTCCGTTAAGAATTCACCCGGCTGGGCTGAAGTTTGAAAATTCTGTTTTCGAGATAAAACAAACTCACCAATAAGCTGGTACATTGGAAACCAAATTTGTTTCTCGGCGAAGAGAGCATCATATCTTTCTTTTAATAACTTGACTCTCGATGGTGTAGTAGCGGCCATTAGTCCCTCAAAGTGATGTTAAAAAAGAACGCGCTAAATTAACGTTTGGGCCGAACCCTGACGTAGGTGCATCCAATAACGCTTTCCGTGCTGAAGAAACCCGTTCCTGTTCTTGAGATGCTTGTAATGCCTTTTGGGTTGCTTGATCTTCAGCGGCTTTAATTGCGTCATTAGACGCGTTCTTAGCTTTTGTAGCGTCATGAAATGATTTATTTATCGCCATGCCCGCTGCTCCCGCAAGAAGAAATGGGACGGGCACATACTGGATGGACGAACACGACGGATTAAAATATGCTTTCATATTTTAAAATTACACAATAAACAAGGGGATGTCCAATTATTTTTGTTTTATTTTCCGCGAAGACGTATAAGAGTATTTAGTTCCGTTTTATCACGACGAGAAATACGAGAGTTTTTTCTGCGGATAGGGTCTTCCTCCCCTTCGCGTTTAGCCACAGGAAAAGCAAACGTTAACCAAAAAGCATCCGTGATGTCGGGAGAGACGTGGGCTTTCTTTTTTATTTCTTCTTTTTTAGGCAGAAACATTCGGTGTGTCGGAGTCTCATTTTCCTTAGGAATTAACATTAAATCGAAACAAAATATATCGTCGTCGGGTATAGAGACTTCTCCTTCTTCTAACCAGTCCCGGCTCAACCCGGCAATCTCGGCACGTTTATTTAAGAACCGGATTTTATCGACGGGATTTTGCTGAAAGTTAATACCCATAACGATACTCTTATAACCTAACGTAATAAGCCCGTCGACAACCCCATGCCCGTAACCAAAGTCGATGAATAGCTTATCGAGGCCGTGGCGCTCAATCAACTTCACAGCGAGTGAAATAAGTTCTTGCGTTGGCTGTCGACCGTTAGCCAAAAGGTCTTTGTGGACTTCGTAATGCGTAATAGCCCTCCCTTGGCGAATAACAAAAACAGAACGGTCATTGACGCGACCGCAGTCTAAGCCGCCGATCTTAGGCGCATTAGGGGAAGTATTCTTACATTTACGTGCGGCCATGATGGATTCTTTAGAATAAAAAGTCTCTCCCGACATGAGAAACGCTTCTTGTGGGGTGAAAGGGTACTCCTGTTGGAATTTCCAGAGACCCCCTTTGGTGTTCTCAATCTTCATGCGCCGCCAATATATCTGTTCTAAATCAAGGCCGTAGGTCTGCATGAGTTGTTGTTCGTATTCATCAGGAGAGAACCCAGGGGGAGGAGCCAGCCGATATTCTTCTTGCCAATACCAAGGGACAAAAATTAGTTGATAAAGGCCAAGCCCAGCCATGGCACGCATAGCGTATTCGTGAAATAGATTTCCCACCCCGTTAGCGGTTGACTCTAAGATTATTTCTGTGCCCGGCATATCCGCGACCGCTTGAAATAAGCCGGTCTCTAATTGGTCCGTATGATCATAAAAAGCTACCTCGGAGCAATGAAGAAGTTTTATGGTTAGCGAACGACCAACGTCCTCACTGCCTGCGGTACCTACTTTATACTCCGAGTCAAGGCCTGTAAATTTAAGTTGGTTCTTATTGGCAGTATCAAGACCAACAGACATACCTTCGGGGAGATTGTCATTGAAGCGCTTTACCATGTCGAAAATAGATGCCGTTGACGTAGCTTCGTGAGACAGGATGAAGGTGGACACCCCGCGTTGCATAGAGGTTTTCTTAAAGAATCGAGACTCAATGTAGGTTGTTATGCCCTCTTGGCGGCCTTTCATAATAACGGCTCGAATAAATCCTAATTTACGCTTCTGCTCCTCGAGCTTCTCATGAACGTAAAGTTGTGCCTTATTATAAACCAAAGGGGCTATCCGACCCATCTTATCGCGGATTTTAAGACAGTGTTTTGCATATTTTGTCTGGTCGCTTATAAGAAGATCAAATGCTTTTTTGCGAATCGTTTGAGCATCTTGGACAGCTTCAGGGTGTTTAGTTTGAGGGTTTTGCGTCATAATATTTCCCGTGAAATGTTATAAATCTTCCGCAGAATCATTGGGCGTCGAAGGATTAGAAGGGACGTCTATAGTCATATGCAATTCGGACTTAGCAACCCCATCTAGGAAATCGTTTAGCGTCCCGGTTATTTGAACCGACTCGATGCTTTGTTTTGGTTTCCCCAGCAGCCGGTCAAATATAGTCGTCCTCGCAGTATCAGAACCGTCCGCCGCTTCTCGAGCCATCGAGATGATCATAGCCTCCCCAAAAGACAAGCCCTCAAAAGCAGGATTACCCCCATGGTAAGGCATATCCAGAACCTTCCGTATAAGCTCTGGAATCAACGCCGTTGGGTCCGCAGACAAACGTTCGGGGGCGCTGGTAAGGTACGGGATGTTATTCTCCCAGCGAAGCAATGTACGGTACTTTATGACCGGTGGGGGCTCCTCTGCCTGGGCTTCGATTAGCGCAGTACCGATAGCCAACTCCTCAGGGCTTAAATAATAATCCTTTGGCTTTCTTAGCTTCTTCGTTCGGCGACCAGATTTTTTCGCTACTGCTTTAGGCATTATAAATCCAAATCGTTGTGGGCGTCGTCCGCAGGCGCCATTTCCCCATCACGAATTTGATCGGCTTCCAAACCAGCAAGACGATCCCCGGTCTGTTTAACAAGAGCTTTAGGAGTAGGTACTTTACGTCGGTTTAAGTCCACAGAAGCGGCCAGCGCGGGAACCGCTGGGCTTTGACCAAACAACTGAGGGTTGCACGCCGCCATCTCTAAATCCAAACGAAGGTCTGGCTCTCTCAAGGCAAAGTGCCTTTTATACCCTTCCGGGTCCGTCTTGGCCATCGTAACCGCTTCTCGGAGCTTAAAAAGGTCAGGATAATAATCCGCATTAACCCCCAAAGCATTTTCTTTTATGTAATGTATGAGAGCCTCTCGACCCATATAATCTACCTCGACTTTCCCCATAAGGGCTTTCGAAGATTCATCTGTCGGGGTAAGCTCAATAATATGGTACGTTAAAAAAGTAACATAGTCCGGGTACTTAGCAGCCAGCGCGGGAGCTAAAAGTTTATTCTTCACAATAGACAAAGCCGCAACTGTCGTCGGGATAACCCCTTCGATTTCATAATGTTTACGAATACGTTCTTTATCCATAACACCAGACCGCGCTACATACGTCCCTTCCACTTTAACTTTAAAAGCCATAGATACCCCCCTAAGGTTATTTATTTTGTTTATCCATTGTAAGAATGATAGCATATTCTATAAGGCATTGTCAATATTTTTTTTTGGAATTTCTTTTCGACGGGCCTGATCTATCCGTCAGCGCAGGGTGCGCAGGGCAACAGAATCGGCGGGTGGGGTTATAGAAGCGGTGGGTTGACAGGAGCGGTGGGTGCGTCTAAGTACCTTCTTGCTTGTACCCTACACAGGGCCGGAGTGGACCAGATGCCATAGCCAGCTAAAATTGAGGGGGTGGGGGTCATTTTTAAAAATAGCGACGGAAAGAAATAATAGCGTCGGGGAATACGCATTTTCGCGCAAAACATACACAGTGCAAAAAAAATCCCTGTAGAAATGGTGTTTTTCTGCTATACATAGTACATACACATTATTGCCATCCTCGACGGGGCTAGTATACACAGTAAATGAGTACCTATCCCGAAATGTCGGTTTCGTGATACGAAAACCTCAAAACTTTTTTAAATACTTCTGACGCTCCAACGCTCCCTACTCCTTATTACCATATTAATATAATAATATCTTTATAATTAATATCACAAAATCAGAAAATCCAGCTTGCGCTCGTCGCTATCCAATGGCAAAAAACGCCTTCCGTCGCCAACCCTTTTTATAAACTCATTTCCATAATCTATAACATATTACTAGAATAGTATAACAAAATCATTCTTGTAATATGTATACGTTTCCTGATGTCACATTTTAGGAAAAATAAAATTATGATACTTTTCTAACAATGACATATCCCAGTCTATGAATGGTTGAATATCGACCTTTTTAAAATCTTCATCACCCCCTAAAAAATTCTTTCAAAAAACGCTTAAAATATTTTTAAAATACTATTGACACATTCTAGAAATGAGTTATACTTTAAGTATCAGATAAAGAAAAACGGAGGGTTAAATGCTTAAAACATTGTATGCAGTTTGTGAGTTTCTCGGCGGAGAAAAAAAGGCAAAAGCGGTATTGCCTTATCGGGTCACGCAACGAATTAAAATATGGTTGCTGGTAAACTTAAATTAATTTTAATTAAACAAAAGCAACATAAAACAAAAAGGGAGAAGAAAAAAATGACGACAACAAAAACGCAAAAGCAACAAAAAAAGCCCATAACGATTGTTATATTAAGAGAAGTGCGGGCAGAAACGAACGGCTACATAACCCGTGGTTTTAAACTTTGGAAAGGCACGTATGCAACGTGTGAAGGCAAATTGCGGGAAATATTTTACGTTGACACTTGCCGAAATGGGCGTTTAGCGGATCGCCTTTGTTTTGGGTCAGATTTACAGGCCGCCGAAAATGAATATTATTCTTTAATTAAAGAGTGCTAAAACCGAAAGCGAGGCTTAAAACAATGAAAATTGATCACAATAACTCAGTTAATCAAAGAATTAAAGGCGACTTTGTCGCTCGAGAAGTAAAAACTTGCTTCTCTTATGAGATGGAGGCAATATTGAGAGCGGGTCAAGAGCACCATAAATTTGGCGACGGAATCGATTTGCCAAATTTTGAGGACATTGAAAATCTTTATGAAGATGTTTGCGAAGAATGCGGGGAAGTGCGGCCATATGACGACAAAAACGGCGGCGAGCATTGCGAATGTGGCGGGGATTTCGAAAGCCAACCGCAAGAAATCTTTGAATGGTGGATAGTAACTGATTTTCTATATCGCAAATTAAAAGCCCTAAACGAGCCTGTTTTAGCGTGGGGCAATAATTATTATTGGGGCCGGACTTGCACGGGTCAAGCAATTTTACTCGACCGCGTTATTGATGTTATCTGTAAAGAGCTGGAGATTTTAGAGGGCCAACAATATGATTGGAGTAAAAACAAATGAAAAAACAATTAAAATCAAATTATTATACTGACCAAATTGACAAAGCTTTGACGGATCATGATTTTAAATACCCCTTTTCAATTCAGTTTAAAGGCTCAGTCAACAATGGGAATTGTATGACGTGCCCGCCCGAATTGATTCGTATTATTCGTGAATGGTATCTAAAAAACCAATAAAACCAAAGAAAAGGAATTAAAGACTATGCTTACACTTGAAGAATTAGCGGCCCGTTGGGTCTATCAGACACTAAAAAGAGAATTAAAGTACTAAAGGTCATCAAAAACACGCGCTAAACATCAAACCCTCGATTGAAATTTCGGGGGTTTTTTGTAGGCTACCGATTACATAGGACATACGTAGACCGATTTGAATTTGTGTATATTCTATGTATTGGCTCTATAACATTCCAGATTTAGACATATATTTTGCAAAATAAGGCGAGAAAACTATTGACATTCTAAGAATGTATGGTATATTTAGAGTATTCCGACGCTGAAGTTTACGCAAAATAAGGCTCGGAAACAACCTCAAACTCTAAAATAAGGAACCAAATCCATGATAAACCGTCCTTCTGTTTTCGAAGAGAATATTCCTGTGGATTCGATAACTGTCGAACGCGCCGGGGAAATTCTCAACAAATCCGCACACTCTGTGCGCCAGCTTCTTATGCGTGGAAAGATCAAGAAAGTCGTTAAAGGCCGCCGCATCTTTGTTGATATGGGTACCCTTGCTTCCTATTATGCCAAGAAGCGCAAATTACCTTCTTATGAGGAAAGTTACAACGAAGTCAAGGAAATGTCTCTTATTGCTTTAGACGCCGCCGCTCAAGCGTTAATGGTCCAGCCGCCGTATGTTGTGCGGTTAATTCGCAATGGAGTTCTCAAAGGATATGTTACAATGTCCGGCGATTGCTTAATCTCCCGCGAGTCCATTAACGATTATTTGAGGGCGCCAAAAAATGTCGCAGACGATCTCTAAAACAAATGCAGCGTCTTTCTGTGCTTACATAGACGCTGGGATGATGCTTTTCCCTTGTGTTGGGTACTCTAAAATCCCCGCGCTTAAGGGTTTTATGGATTTACCTTTTGATCCTGAATTTGAACCCGAAGACTATAATTATGGCGTCTTGCTACGTGATCGCTACCTTGTTATTGATTGCGATCCTCGAGGATATAAAGACGACGACCGACCGTTAAAGCGCCTCTTGGCTGATTTAGAATTAAATGAGCATCTTTACAAACAAACCTTTACAGTTAAGACGCCTCGCGGCGGGTACCATATTTACCTGACAAAACCCGAGGATGTTAAGTGCTTGAATTCTTTACCGGACTATCCCGGCCTTGAGTTTAAAACAAAATTTATTATGGCGTGTGGTAGTTATATAGGAAAAACAGAAAAAGGGGAGCCAGTTAATGCGGCCTATGTAAAGGCGTTTCATAGCCCTTCGAAAATTATTGCCGCGCCGACGATCCTTCTTAATAAATTAAAGCGCCCTGAAGCATTAAAATTAGACCCTAGCGTCAAAATAGTGCCGGACAGCGAAGTGGATATTCGATCTTTTATAACTTTTTGCAAAACCACGCAAATCGCTATCGCAGGTGAAAACGGGGATATGCAAACGTTTATTACTGCGTGTCGCGGTCGAGACTATGGGCTGTCTCAAGAAAAAACACTTACTATTATGTTGGATCATTTTAATCCCCGATGTAATCCACCGTGGAATGAAGAAGAGATGGCTACTAAAGTACAGAATGCTTACGTTTATGGTACTCGAAATCCGGCGGGAGTTCGCTCAATACACAACACATTCCCCGATTCTCAAAAAAAAAATAAAAATGAAGAACTTAAAACCATAGACATCACATACCACGCGCCTAAAGGCATACTGAAAAGAAATATGCACAATTTAAAAATGTTTTTTGAATACCCTACCGTTTACACTCCCGAGGGGGAAGAAAAGAAAAAAGAACGTAACATCCCGCCTATTGGTAATTATTTACGTTTTGACCAATTTTCCCATCGAATCTTATGGTCTCAACCGGCGCCTTGGTTTAAGACCAGCAATGAATGGAGCGACGAAGATGCTATCGAATTTAAGTCCATTCTATCAAGTGAGTTGTCCATGGACTTTGGGGTGCCGACGATTCACGAAGTCGCGGTAGTTTGTGCTTCCAACCGGGCCTTCCATCCCGTTCGGGAATACTTAGAGTCCTGCGTTTGGGATGGTATTCCCCGACTGGACACTTGGTTAAGCCGGTATTGTGGGGCTTTAGAAAGTGAGTATACCCGATTTGTGGGACGTAAAGTGCTTGTCGCCGCAGTCGCACGAGTCTTCCGCCCGGGATGCAAATTCGATCACGTTATGGTGACCGAAGGGCGCCAAGGGCTCGGTAAAAGTTATATGTGGGAAGTATTAGCTTCTCCGTGGTTTACAGACGCCCCATTAAATATCCAAGACAAAAGCGCTGTTGAGATTTTACACGGAAAATGGGTTGTGGAATTAGCAGAAATGGACGCGTTGACAAAATATGAGTCCCACACCATCAAGGGTTTTCTTACCCGCTGTGAAGATCGCTGTCGCATGGCGTATGATCGTAAAGCTAAGAATTTCCCGCGCCAAAATATCTTTGTTGGGTCTATAAATCCGGAAGAGACCGGCTGGTTAAAGGACAGGACCGGCAACCGTCGGTACTGGCCGGTAGCTGTTAACAACATCGACTTAAAAGGGCTGAAAATTGACCGAGACCAATTATGGGCTGAAGCGTTGATTGCTTTTGAGCGCGGCGAAGTTCTCTACGTTGATAGCGATCGTATGCAAAAACTAATGCAAGAAGAAATAAGTACCCGTATGCAAGAAGACCCTTGGTTTAATATTATCGAAAATTATTTACATGACCATGCGACGGATTACCTTAACGCGAAAAGTGAACTTGTAGTGACCCCCTCGGAGGTATTTACGCAGGGCGTTGGCGGCAACCCGTCACACTTTAAAACCGCGGAAGCAAGCCGGGTAGCCTCGATATTAAAAACTCTTGGGTTTATTAAAGGCAAGACGTCTGGAAAACTTGGGTACAGTTATTCTAAACCTTATGTGCGCGAGATATAAAATGTTTATTGATCGTCAATCAGACGGGAGTTTCATTACTAGGGCTCAATTTATCCTAGCCGGGATAACGTACGAAGTCGGAATGACTTTCGAGAAAGGCACTGCGATTGAGGATATGTCACGCACTACAGAAGAAGCATTACGCGAAGCCAAAAGACAAATGAAGAGAAAAAATAAGAAAAAGGAACGCGAATATGGCCATTGATTACTTTAATGAAGATCGTTCAATGATAATGGCGTGTGATAAATGCGCCGACGAGAGCACATTCTTTGGTGTTTTTAAAGAGTGCATCGAAGAAGCCAAAGAGGAAGGGTGGTCGATTTATCGGGAGTCTCAAACCAACGCTTATACACATATTTGTCCGTCGTGCGTAAAACCGTCCGCCATTGAGGACTTCTCGTAATGAACTTTAAGACACGCTATACCCCACGCGAGTATCAAGTTGTAGGCAGGGATTTCTTGCGAGAAAAAGAGTACCGGCTTTTGGGGGATGCGCCCGGCGTCGGTAAAACAGGACAGGCGCTTATTGCTTTAGACGAATCATGGACCATATTAGTAGTATGCCCCGCCGCTGTAAAAGCCCAATGGAGAGAAGCGCTGCTGGCATGGCGCGGGTTTTCATCGACAGTTATTGAATCGTCAAAACCGAAAGAACTTCTAGGAAACATCATTGTGGTTAATTATGACCTCATAATAAAAAACGACGTACTGGCCCGTTTAATGAAACTTAAATTCGACGTAATTATATTCGATGAAGCTCACCGATTAAAGTCCATAAGCTCTAAACGAACCAAAGCGGCATTAAGCGCTAAAGGGTTGCGTTCTCGTGCGAAGCGTATTTGGTTTTTAACAGGCACACCGGTTAAAAATCGACCAATAGACCTTTATCCTATGTTGCGATCCTGTGCGCCAGAGGTTTTGGGGAAGTATAATTCTTATTTGAAATTCGCATACCGTTATTGTGGGGCTTATCAAAATGGCTTTGGTTTAGACGTAAGTGGGGCTTCTAACATCGAGGAACTTGCCCAACGGCTAAAAAGTTTTATGTTACGAAGAGAATTAAGAGAAGTCTTACCGGAATTGCCACCACGGATAATTTCTTTAATACGTTTAGAGTGTTCCCCGGCGGCCCGGCGCATAATTGAAGAAGAAGAAAATAAGACTATCGTTGCAGCCGGGGAGCAGGACCCCTCTTTGTTTAAGTTAGGAGAAATGGCGCGGGTACGTAGCGCTTTAGCAAAATATAAAGTCCCCGCATCTATCGAGTATATAAAAAACATATTGGAGAACGAAGAAAAGGTTGTCGTCTTCTACCATCATAAAGAGGTGTTGAATGAATTACGTCGAGCTTTACACACTATTCCGTCTGTGTTTATTGATGGGTCTATTGCCCCCGATAGGCGCTCGGGAATTGTGGAGGAATTCCGAACAAGAAAGGAGGTACGGTTATTTTTCGGACAGATGGGAGCCTGCGGAGAAGGAATTGACGGCCTCCAACAAAGTAGTTCTTGTTGTGTTTTCGTCGAGCCCTCTTGGTCTCATACCGATATTGAACAGTGTGTTGGACGCCTTGAGCGATCAGGGCAATCAGACGTTATAAAAGTCCATATCCTTGTTATAGAAGGAACCCTCGAGGATAAAATGATGGACGTTGTTGAAATGAAGCTAAACACCGATAAAAAACTTTACAACCAGAAAGAGGTAAACAAAATGGTAAAAAAAGAAACTCCGACGGTAAGTACAGAAGAACGTTTAATCGTTGCTGTTGAAAAATTAACTCAAGTTTGTGAAGTTCTAGCTGAGGCGGTCCTTATGCCCCGCGCTAGTAGCGTTACAGGCCCTGAAAAGAAAACCAATAAAGACGATAAGAAAGCCTCTGTTGTCGAAGTGGATGTCGTTCAAGAAGAAGTTACCGAGGAAGCTATTCGGGCTCGAGCAAACGATATTTGCCAATTAAGCACTGACGGGACGGGAAAAGCCAAAGTCTTAGAGGCTATTAAGAAAATAGGCGGCGGCAAAATCGCGGACTTAAAAACTGAAGACCAGAGGGTTAAGGCGATGGCGGCTTTAGACGCTATTTACATGGAGTTAAGTAAATAATATGACTGACTCTTTGGTAAAAGAAAAGATTAAGTTAACTCCGCCGTCACCACAGAAGCCAAGGGCACGAACCTTGTTTTTCTTAAACCACCCGAACCATCCTAAAGCGACGGCGTGGTTAGCCCAAGTTCAAACTCGTTTAGCAGTACAGGCCGAGGAAGAGTATTCTAAGCAATTAGCGCAAGGTGGAAAAAAGACGCTTAAGCAAATATCTTCTAAGATATCTAAAGAGTTCTTAGGCAGAGAGGATAAACGATGAAACACGAAAAAAGAAAACACGCGAAACTTTCTGCGTCTTCTTGTGAAAGATGGTGGAACTGTCCGGGGTCGGTAGAGGCCTGTAAAAACATACCAAATCCACCTAACGCTTACATGGCGGAGGGTACCGTCGCTCACGGGCTTGCTGAGCAATTATTAAAAGATCTTGATTTTGCTTACAAGCTAGAAGAAATGATCGGAACCGTGGTTATGCAAGAGGGGTTTGAAATCGAAATAACTGAAGACATGGTAGATGCAGTTAAAGAATATGTCCATTATGTTCTCAATGTCAAAGACGAACTATCCGGGTCGGTTCTTTATCTTGAACAGCGTATCGAATTAACAGAAGTCGACGCGGATATGTTTGGGACTTCCGACTGCATTTTAGTCGTGCCATTTCAAACAATCCATATCTTCGACTTTAAGTACGGCCAAGGTAAGAGGGTATCTGCGTGGGAAAACAAACAACTTCTCTATTATGCCCTCGGGGTCATGATGCAAGAAGATTGCACGACATTTACCGTGCATATTTGTCAACCGAGAGTTGAAGATGGGTTTACGTCTTTCAGCGGAACTTCAGACGATATTCATGTTTTCGAGAAAGAATTACGAATGAAAGCAGCCGAGGCGTTGTCTCCCACAGCCCCCCGTATTCCCGGCGAATGGTGCAAGAATACGTTTTGTCCCGCACGGGTAGGGTGTTCTGCTCTGTCCGGCATAACCCGGGACCTTGTGGCTAAAGACTTCGTAGAGACGACGGATGTTCGCTTATTATCTCTTGACCATATTCAAAAAGTTCTGAAATATGAAGAGGTGATTAAAGATTGGATGGCGAAAGTTCGGGATCATGCTAAAGAACTTATGCTTCAAGGGGAGGTCATACCCGGGTATAAGATAGTCGCAGCGCAAGGCAACGCAAAATGGATAGATGAACAAGTTATTGTCGCAGAATTCGAAGACGAGTTCGGGGATAAGTTATATACCAAGAAACTGGTATCCCCTGCTCAATTCGAGAAACTCGCTGGGAAAAAGCGTCTTGGTGAGACTTTCAGAGAAGAGTACACGGTTCGTCCCGACAATGGTTTTAAGATTGTTGAGGAAGAATCGAAAGGAGAACCCGTTAAAATCAAAAAACCACAGGAGGATTTCAATGAGTAAAAAGACATTCACATTAAGGGCCGACGGATCGTTGTTAACCCCGGAATTTCGAGTTTCTTTTCCGCGAGTTTTCGAGGCTGACGAGCATGGGAAATATGGTGTCGCCATGATCTTTGATAAGGACGTTGATTTTACTGTTCTTAGAAAAGTCATTGCGGCTAAGAAAAAAGAACAGTGGCCTCAAGGGCCTAAAGGGCAGTATTCAGAGCCCATCTTAGACGGAGACGAGAGCCAAGCATCCCGAGAAGAATTGGTCGGGAAGTTATATATTAACGCAAAGGCAGGGAAGTACCGTCCGGGTTTAGTGGGGCCGGATAAAACAGAAATTCAGGATGAAGCCGAGTTTTATCCCGGGTGTTGGGCGCGGGCGGTTATTAATGTTTACCCTTGGACATTTAAAGGGAAATGCGGTATTTCTGTCGGGGTTCGTAATATCCAGAAATTAAGAGACGATGAACCTCTAGTTAGTCATGCTAAAGCGTCAGACGAGTTTGACGCAGTTGATACGTCGGACGATGATCTTTAAGAAGTAAACAAAATTTATAAATCGAGGGGAGGTGATTATCATGGCAAAAGGTAAAAAAGCAGTCGGCGTCAAGAAAGGAAAAAAGTGTTAAGAGCCCCAAGGGTGGTGGATTCGTCTACCACCCTACTTTAAATCATATTAAAACAGGAAACAACATAAAATGCCAATAGTCCATATTGATTTTGAAACCCGATCAAAAGTCGACATAAAGAAATGTGGTGCGGGGAAGTATGCCTCAGACCCAAGTACTCGTATTCTTTGTGTTTGTTGGGCTGTAGACCAAGGTCCGGTTTTTGGACATTTAGGTCATGAAATACCGTCGGAATTATTTAAACTCATGCAAGATAAGACTGTTGTTTTCTCTGCGTTTAACGCTGTTTTTGAACAGCTTATATGGAAGTTCTGTTGGCCTCACGTACCCCTTCGAGAATTTATTTGCACTCGAGCATTAGTCGCGGCGCATGGACTCCCGCAGGGTCTTGATAGGGCGTGCAAAGCGTTACACATCGGGTCGTCTAAAGACCGAGAGGGTATGCGATTGATTGGCCGGTATTCAATTCCAAGAAAGGATGGAGAATTTAATGAGCTTGAAGGAGAAGATGTAAAGAAAATGCTCCAATACTGCGCGAAAGACGTTGTTCTATCCCGACGCATTTTGCAAAGACTTCCTAGATTACCTCAAGCAGAACAGGACGTTTACAACTGGACTGTCACAGCAAATATACGAGGACTTGTTATTGACGTTGACCTTGCTAAAAAAGCCGAAAGTATTGCTAATGCGTTACAAAATGACGGGCACAAAGAGCTTGCGCTGCTCACCCACAACAGAATATTCTCGGTTTCTCAAATTGCGAGAATCCGTTCATACCTCAAAGAAGTGTTTGGCCTTACAACAGAAAGCCTTGATAAAAAAGCAATCGAAGAACTTTTGTTACGTGATTCCATACCAGATGCCGCTAGAAGGATTCTCGAACTCCGCAGAGATTTAAGTCAGACAAGCGTAAAGAAATTTGAGAAAGCCCGTATGTCTGTTTGTGACGACGGGAAGATCAGGGATATTTTAATTTATCATGGGGCCGCTACTGGCCGTTTTACCAGTCAGGTCGTGCAATTTCAGAACCTTCCTCGTTATACGGTTTCTGATCCGCAGACTGCATTAAATCTTGTGGATGTTGGGGACCCGAAGATATTCGACATGGCTTATAAATCCCCGATGTTAGCTTTGTCAGGGTGTATACGAGGTTTAGTCGTACCCGAGTATGGAAAACTTCTAGCGGTAGTGGATTACAACGCTATTGAAGCGCGGGTTTTAATGTGGGCTGCACAACAGCAAGATGCAATCAACAGTTTTCATCAAGGCCGGGACCTTTATGTTGAAATGGCCCAGATGATTTATAAAAATAAAGCCTTAACGAAGAAAGATAAAAAAGAACGTGCTTTGGGTAAGCAAGCAGTTCTTGGATGTGGGTACGGAATGGGGCACGTTAAATTCCAAGCTACTTGTGATGCCTTTGGCATAGATTTAGGGGAGAAAACTGAGTATGTTGAAAAAAAAGATAAAGAAACAGGGGAGTTTTTTAAAACGTTCTACGCGCCTCTCGCTAAAGTTGCAGTCGAAACTTACCGCCAAACGTACTCCGAAGTCCCGCGCTTCTGGTATGGCGTACAAGCAGCCGCAGAACGTTGTGTTCGAAATAATGAACAAGTTAACTACGGAAGAATTAGTTTTTCTCGCCAACGAGAATTTTTATACATTAGTTTGCCCTCGGGCCGTAAACTCGCATATCACCGCCCGGGGCTGGATCAGGAGGGCCTCTTTTATTTTACGGAAGACAGCACTTCATATACTTATGCAAAGAAGCGTACCTACGGGGGGCGTTTAGTCGAGAATATCATACAAGCAATCGCCCGGGACATACTCGTTTATGGTATTTTAAATTTGGAGAAAGCTGGATTCTCTGTAATTCTTACCGTACACGACGAAAACGTCGTCGAGATACAGGAGGAGAACCAACTTGAAGAAGTCATAGAGATAATGTGCCAGTTACCTAAGTGGGCTTCTGGATGCCCTATCACCGCAGAGGGTTTTGTTACAAGCCGATATCGAAAAGGATGATCTTATGAAAGTTTTAAAAGAAATACTTAAAGAATTACTTTGGTATTTTTTAATCATAATTACTTTACCAATAACCCTCCCGCTTGTTTGGTGGGCTATCCGCAAGGATGATAAGGAAGACAGCAATGAAGCTAAGTGAGATATTGGGGTGGGATAAGAAAGCTGAGAAGCCAAAAGGAGAAGCAAATACGCCTTATAGCTATGGTGCTTATCGTGAACATAACTCAGTCCTTACGTCCTGCGACCGAGAGATTGACAGGGAGGCGTTGATAAATGAGATTCGTGTTTTTAGAAATGGAACTTACCCGGAATTTAGCAGTATTCAATTTGCAGACCACATCATCTCCACCATGCCAACGTGGTTGAAAAGGGGTGAAGACAATGGAAGATAAAAGTAAAGAAGAAGTTAAGAAAGACGTTGAAGCAAGTGGAATTCTGAATTACATCGAACAGATGAAAGCACTGTATCCCAAC